TTTATCTCTAGTATGTTAGTAGTTGACAATTTATTTTCATCTAACCATTTTACTATTGTATCTGACTTACTCTCTAGAGAATTAATTTCTAACTGTACTTCTCTTGCTTGTGCTTTGAAGATTTCAAAAAACTCTACATACTCGTCTAATTTGAGAAGTTCTATTAAAAACTTCTTACGATTTGTATCTGTCGCTGTTAGAAATTGTAAACTCATATTTGTATTTTGATATACAAGTTGAGTAAAAGTTTTAAAATCAAGTCCAAGTAGATTTTGTACTGTTTTATATGTATTGGTAGCTGTGTGAGAAGAAATATCTTTTCCATTCTCATAGAGCTTACACTTGATAGACGCTTTACGAGTAATATCTATCTCATAATTATTTGCGTCAACATCAAAAGTAAGATTGATATGATACCCTTTATTTATAAAACGGTTTTGTATCTCTTGCTTTTTGATGCCTTTTGAGTTCTTATTGAAAAGAACTTCCTCTATAATAAGAGGTATACTAGATTTGCCCATACCATTTGTACCGACAAGTTGTGTAAGATTACAGTCTGCTAAATCAAGGGTATTTCCTTCTCCATAGCTAAAACAGTTATCCCAGCGTAGCGTTTTTAGAGTAATCACTAAACACCCCCATGATATTTTGTATTTTATCTTTAGGTAGATTTAGAATCATTGTAAAATACTCTATTAATTCTTCCTCTATCGTTAAGTCTTTTAAGTTTAAAGTAGATTCACTACTTCGTTTTACTACTTTCTTATCCAACAACTCTGAGTTCTTAACTGTTGCCAAATCTGCTACATCGCCCTCTATCTCATAGATCGTATGATGATAGTCAGTTGGTATCATTTCAGACTCGTTTGTTATTGTTTTTCGAATTAGTTGTGGCAGTTCAAATTCGTACCATTGCCACTTAGTTAATATTTTTTCGTCTATCATTAGATAACCTGTTTTAACTATATCTCTGTGAAAAGAAGTAGTCATAGGGCTACCGGGATAAACAATATTTCTTTGTGTATTACTGTGCGCGTGAAGATCACCAGCATACACGACTGGGAAATCGTTAAACCTATCTAGGTCTACCTCAGGTGTCACATGCGGGGGTATCTCACCCCGCACATGGGTATAAAGAGGTTTATCAGTATTGCATCTTTCAATACTGCCTTTTCTGTGAAGGTCTGCATAAGGAAGCACTGTTCCCCACTCAAATTCTTTCGTCTCATCAATTATCTCAACAAGAGGATTAACGTCTTGAGTTGCTCTCTTTAAATTTGAAAAGAATGTTTTATTTTTCTTAGTAGCTTCATGGTTTCCATCATAGATGTATGTTGGAATTGTAACGTCTTTGATAAAATCAAAGTATAAAGTTAGTTCGTCCATTGTAGGTACTCTATCAAATAGATCACCACCAATTATATGTATATTAGCCGTTTTTTCAATTAAACGTATTTCTTCAAAGAACAGTTCAAATCGTGAGCAAGCCCACGGCAAAGGTACATTTTTTTGACCTAACTTAATATGCCAATCTGCTGTAAATAAAATCACGCTACGAAATCCTCACCTTCTTGCCAAGAACACCCTGTAAGTCCACCCGCACGGAGAGCTTTAAGGGTTCTTAGTGTTTCGTCAGCATTTCTACCTGTGTCAAGAGCATTGACTGATACATGTTGAACAACATTATCTGGATCAACAATATAAGTTGCTCTATAACATACACCATTTTTATGGTCTATTATACCTAGGCTGTCTGCAAGATATAACCCGCAGTCTGCAGCTAATGTATGGTGTATGTTTCCAATCATATCATTGTCATTTTTCCAAGCAAGTTTACAAAACTCGTTATCTCCACTCACGCCAATAACATGAGCGTCTGTTTCTACAGCAATTTTATCCATTGCTGCAATTTCAGTAGGACAAATAAAAGTAAAATCTTTAGGATAAAAGTAAATTACTTTCCAATGATAATTGGGTTTAAATTCAACAGAAATCATTTCGTTGTTAGAAGCTACACCTGTTAGTGTATGCCAATCAGGAAAATCTTGATTAACTCCAATCATGATACACCCCCTAAGATAATTTAAATTCTGAGTTTACTTCTTCGGGTGCTTCATTACCAGCTGGTTGAGTTACTCGTTGAAGTAATTCTAGCTGTGCATCAGCAGTTGGTCTAGGAAGAACGTCGTCCATTGAACGAATTTCTGCTATAGCCCCTTGCTCTGTTTCTGTTAAAGCTCTTGGTTTGCATTTTAATGCTTGAAGTCTGTATTCAACATTAAAAGCCATCGGTCCGGTTTTCACTCTTTGAAAGTGAACGTCCCAGCCTGTTTCTGGATCAGTAGGATCACCGAGGTCTTCAGCTGCTACCATTATCTGTTCCATTAATTTTTTCTTAAGGTTTAATACCTTAACGTTTCCATCTGTTGGATCTATGCATTGTATAGCATATGCCCAGCCGCACTTAATATCAGGAAAAAAGTCACGAACGTAATCTTTATCTTGATTATTAAAAGTTTCTGTTGCTCTATCGAAAGACAGACATTCCATAGGAATATTCTTGCCATTTTCACCTTTTATCCAATAGACATATCTGGGTAGTAGATCACCTACCATGCGGAGTACGTTATCTCCATTTTTATAAACGTATTGATCTATTTTGTTTTTTATAGCACTACCTTGTGCTTGATTAAATTTTATAGCCATTTTATTTCTCTGTTATTTTAGCGTCTTCAAACTTGAAGTGGATTATTCCATCTTTCATAGTGAGAAGTCTGTTGTTGTTAAAAACCTCCTCCAAAAAGGGAAGGTTGATTAGTTGTAAGGAGCTGTCTCCTGTCGTTTGATAATCCATATAATTGCGGTAAGATGCTATTCCTACATACTCTGCACACTCTTGATTTGTGTACTTTGTTCGCTCTGCCAATAACTTCTCTGGATTAAGAAGAAAGCTATACCCTTCAAAACTTTGACCGTAATACTTGTAAGCTGGATCTTTGTAATTCTGAGGTATCCTCTTATTATATGTTAGCATATGAATAAGTACCATAATTTGACCTGAGTCAGATTGAGTGGTTTGTAATATTTTTTCCCAATTATATTTTATCATTATATTATATCAAAATTTAAGATTCTTGTCAAGTAGTATTTTTCGGAGGTCATTATAGGGTTGATACTTCATAGCCTTGTTTAATATAGTAACCAAGTCGTGCATTAGCTTGTCGCTTTGCAGTATTCCCTATCAAATGAATATCCACCACAGTTGGCTGCTTTTTATTCTCATAATTACGAATAATCCTACCAATTAACTGTGTAAGTAAAGGTTCGTTATTTACTGGTGTACCAAGAATTAAACAACTAAGAATATCTAAAGAAATACCCTCAGAGAAAATACTTTGAGTACCATACAATATGTTTTTGTCCTCAAATATTTGTTTAATTATATCTGGTCTTTCTTCGTGTGGGACTGCTCCCGTTACACAAACTGCGTCGTCACCAGTTAGTTTCGCACAGTTTTTTAAGAAGTCTACTCTATCAGATACCACCAACACTTTATGTCCTCGTGCAGCATATGCACTTGCAGTCATAGCGATAGAGTTTTGATACTCTGGGTTATAGGCTAGTTCATTTATTCTATTAGCCCAAGGTATTGCTGATCCGTCCATAAACCTAATCGGAAGTTTTAACACATCAATTTTAGGTGTCATGAAGTTTTCTTTTGGTGGTCTTAAGACATTACTCCCAAAGTAATCTCTGAAAACCACGTGTTTACCATCTTTTCTTTGTAATGTGCCAGATAATCCTATCTTATATTTAGCACAACTTTTATCTACAATTCTTGAAAATGTAGGACTACTAACGTGATGCATTTCATCAAGTATTATTGTCCCAAATTCTTGTCTTATTTCTGGAATTTTTCTGTAAAGAGTTTGTATATTCCCAACTACAACTGGAGCATTTATTTCAAATTTTCCACTACCTACTATGCCTGGTTGAAAACCAAAAACCTTTTTTACTTCTTCTTCCCATTGTTTTCTTAGCGATAAAGTATGAGTTATCACTAGGGTTTTTTGACCAAGCTTTCCAGCGATTGCTAAGGCAGTAAAAGTCTTTCCCCAACTTACCCATGCATTAATTATACTACTGTTATTTACTTCGTCATATACTGCTTGTTGGCTCGGTCGTAAAGTAAACTTAAATGAAGGAAATTCTATTGGTTTTTCAATTCGTTTATCTACTATCTCATGGTCTAAAGGTATTAAATCTTCCCTACCAGAAGGAATTGCAATTAATCCATCTCTAATTCGTGCCATGTTTTTAATTATAATTGGTGGATCACCATATTTATATGATGGAATAGAGTATGTTAGTTCTTTGTCTATCTTCTGCTGTTGGGCAGGAAGGACATCTAAATAAATTCTATCACTTATTACCGCTTTCATTATATAAAGTCTGGTCCGCTAAACCACTGTACTAGAGAGTATCTTTTTCCATGTTCTATAGGAATAATTGTATGTAAAAGTGAAGAAGGAAATATAACTATAGTTCCTTGATTGTAAACACCTTTATCCATAGGTAAATTCATAGTACCCCAAAGATTTTTAATAAATAAATTACCTCCTATATAAGAGTTAGGATCACTAAGCTGTACTGAAACACTTAACTTTCTATACTGTTCTTGTTTTATATCACAGTCTCTGTGCCAATCATAAAAAGCACCATTTTCATAGGTTGCAAACTGTAAGTCTTCTCTATCATCTAATCTAAAGTTCCACCCAGCTTGAACATTTGCTTTTCCTACATAGCTTGCTACTAGTTGTTGTAGCCAATCATCTGCTATCCAAGCAACTTGCCCTTTTCTCATAGAATGATCTTCTTTATTATCTACATTAAGTCCAGCTTCTTTTTGTATTTTTTCTTTTCCTAACTCAATTATAGTTTCACACATCTCTGGAGGCAATGCTTTATCAAAATAATAGTAAGGACATTTAATTATACTTCTCATGTGTATTCCTCTAATAGTCTGTTCCACGGGTTAATGTTGATAGAAATTCTAGTTCCTTTAAAATCTTCTACATAATGTTTTTTTCTTGGACCAAAAATAATTAATCTATTTGTTCTTGGTGTTATTTTTATATCTTCTACTATCAATCTTCCACCTATTAAATTTTCTACTTGTAAATAAAAAACACATGAACAAACTGGAAAACTTAGTATGTTATTTAAATTATATCTATATTCATCTTTATCATAATGCCAACCGCCCTCATAGTCTGCTGAAGGTTTTGAGTTAATATGAGTCCAAGCTTCATATCCTTTAATTTTTTTCATGTTAAAATAATTTCCTGCTTTTTCTACAATATGGTTTGTATACATTTCTTTATGATATACATCAACCCACAATCCATCAGTAGGAAAGTTATTTATTGTTTCTTTAAATTTTTCCAAATACTGTTGATCTTCAAAAAAATTATCAATAATTATTATGTCATTATCCAATTTCTTAAATCCTTTATAAATATAAATAGTATAAAAAGCGAAAATATCCATCTTATATCAAACATACCTTTTGCTACAACTCCTAAAACTTTCATTGTTTTAGTTTCTTTTTCTCTCCAATACTTCATGTTGTCCATGCCACTATAATGATATAAGTTAAAAGATGAACTAATTGATCTGCGCCTGTAATAGCTCGTCTTACTGCATCTGATAATCCTTTTCTTTTATATAACCATTTTGTTTTAATATAATCTTGATGATAGTGTATAAATGCATCAAATAATGTTGCTAGAATTACTACTTGGATAGGTAGAAATGCTACTAAGGCTAAGAAACAGAAAAATATATGACAACCTATGTGTTCAAGACTTCCTCTTGATCCGTATATATCTTTACGCACAGGCACAGTCCATACAGGATTAAATATATAATCCGCTAAGTAATGCTTTATTACTAAAGCTGTCATTAATACTTCCATTAGTCCCAATAAGATAGTAGAAATATAAACCCTACAAAACCTATTATAACTCCAAAGAATATCATATTATTAAATGTCATCATATCTTTCTCCATGTGTCTTTTTCTTTTTCTTCCGAGAGGTTATATAATACCCACGGAAAGCCTTGTCGATAGAGAACCCCTGCCCAAGAAGCGTTCTCGGGCAAAGGTCTCTTGAGAGGGAAGGGGAAAGGGCAATTTTTTAACCATAGCATACTTACTATGTTTTTCTTTTCCACTCTCAAGATTTTGTGGTACTTTAATCGTACTCTTGTTGTTTTGTGTTTTTCTATAAAATATCCTTTATTATCTATATAATACTTGCCCTGATGTTTTATTATTTCTGCTTCATCTTGTATCATATATTTTAAAGGATAAAGACTTTTCATAGGACTTTGTAATCTTCTTTGTCCTAAAGTTTTTCCTTTCATGTTTTTATCATCTAATACTTGGTTGTCTATCCATAATATACCATCTATTAATTCGACATTATCGGTATGGACAACAAATACTGGAAAATTTATGCTATCATAATCCATATTTCTTTTCAAATTTTCCAAAGGAGTAGTCATCTCCAATATCAAAATCACAACCTACTGGACAGCCAGGAATACTTAATCCTCTATCTTTTTGTATTTCTTTCTGTACTATTGCTGAATAAGCTTCTACTTTATCTTCTTTAACTTCTGCTAAAATAGAGTCATGTACTAAAGCAAATATTTTCATATCTTTCTGCCAATTATTTTCTGCAATTTTATTATGTGTATCAATAGCACCTAGTAGGTTAATATCTGAGGCTATTGACTGAACTAAAAAGTTAAGTCCTGATCTTACTTCATGACTTGCTATACCTTTGTTATCAGATTTAACATTAGGTAATCTTCTTTTTCTTCCAAAATGAGAATAAATAAAACCATTGTCTCTAATAAATTTAGAAGAATGATCTATCCAAGCTCTTAATCTGTGAAACTCTTTAAAATAGTCATCAATAACTTCTTGTGCTTGATTTTGTGAAAAATACTTACCACTATCTTTTGTTACCTGTTCAGATATTTTTCTAGCTCCTGCACCATACATAATTCCGAAAGTAACTGCTTTTGCAGCCTGTCTTTCTGTAGAGTAATGTTCAGTAACTTCATCTACTGAGCCAGGTAAGTTAAATACTAGTTTAGCAATACTACTATGAAAGTTACCACCAGATTTAAAAACATTCATTAAAGATTCATCTTTAGCAAGTACAGCTGCAACGTACACTTCTGCAGTTGTTAAATCCATAGCAACAATTTTATTACCTTCTTTTGCTCGAATACAACCTTTAACAATAGGATTATCTCTAGGAATTTGTTGCATATTCATCTTACCACTAGAAGATAATCTTCCAGAAGTTGTACTGTGAATATTGAAACCCGTTCTTAGTCTGCCATCTCTATCAAGTTGTGGAAGAATTTTATCTAAGTAAGTATTTTTAATCTTTGATTTCTTTCTTATAGAAAGAATGTGATTAGGTATCTCATGTTTTTCTGCTAACTTACCTAAAACTTCTGCATCTGTTGAGTGTGCACCTGTACCTGTTTTTTTACCTGTAGGTTTTAAACCTACAAAATCAAATAGTAATTCTCTTAATTGAACTGTACTATTTGGATTAAACTCTTTACCTTTTATTCTTTCAAAAGTTTTTACACTATCAAACTCATATAGTTGTCGTACTGCTTCATCAATATCTTCTTGCATAGTTAATGCACTACGAGAAAGTCTTTGTTCGTCAAACGGCACACCTGCATCTTGCACATCTGTAAGAAATCTACACGCTGGTATTAGTATTTCATCATACACTCTTTTTAGTTTAGCATTTCCTACTACTGCTGGATATAACTTTTCAAATACAAGTAGTGTTACTACTGCGTCCATTGCTGCGTATATTTTCATTATATCAAATGGAACAGTATCCCAAGTAAAATCTGCTTTTAACATTCTATGTGTTTTTCTATAAGCATCAATCCAATCATGCATTGGTTTTTCATAATCTCCATAAGGAGTATGTCTCATAGCAAGTTGTTTTAGTCCGTGTGTTCCAGGCTGTTCTTCTAAACAATAATGTAATAACATTGTATCTTCAAAGTTTGGAAACTTAAATCCAAAGTGATACTCTAGCATAGCTAAATCAAACTTTGCATTGTGAAAGACTACCCTTTTCTTATAAAAAAGCTCTTGAAACATTTGTTCTGCTTCTTCATCTATACAATCTGTAGAAATGTAAGCACCATGATCTTTTTCATAGGAACAAGATATACCCATAACATAACCATCTCTAGGATATAATCCTGTGGTTTCTGTATCTACTGCAACAAAAGTATTTGAATGGTCGATAGCTTTGCGTAAAAACTCTTTTAATAGTTTAGTATCAGTTATTCCATAAGATTTATCTTCATTAAGTTTTTCTAACTTTAAAGTACCTTCTATGTATTTTCCAATATTTCTTTTAGTTTCTTCCCACATAGGTCTAGCTTCTGGTTTAAAGGCTAACATTGCAGGATTAATTGCTGGTAAAAATTTATCATCAACACATCTTCCACTATACTCTGTTATAGAAGTCATTTTAGTATAATACTTTAATGCCTCTGAGCCTATTAAAATTATCCACTCATATGCGTCTATGTCAATATCTATATCAACATCTTTTTTTAATACTTTTTTCTTCGTTCCATCAGAACAGAGTGCATATCTATCGAATTCAAATGCACCATCAAACCTATCTACAAAGTCTATTCTACTTGGTTTTGTTTCTATTAACGCTATATTAGCCATATAATCTTTCCCCTAAATTTTTTACTTGTTGTTGTGCTAGACTGCCCGGGTCTACGTTTTGTCCTAAATTTACATTTCTGGTTATAAGTCCAGCTCTCTCTGCAAGAATCCTTACGTTTTCTGCTGCTTTTTGACCTGGCTCATCTCCATCAAATATAATATCTACTCCCATGATGTCTTGCATTTTAAGAATAGAAAGTTTATCTGCATCTACATTGTTTGTTCCAAAACAACATACCGCATTAGATAAACCCTTGTCGAAAAGATTTATCATATCATAAATCCCTTCGACAAGAATTGCTCTACCTTTTATAGGTTTTATACTAGCGGGGTACAAAGGAAGGGTAGCGTGTGGTGGGTAAATCATATACTTAATTTTTTCACTAAGTGTCATGTGCCTACCATTAAATGCTACTACCTTCCCTGTAATATCACGAATAGGAAAGACAACTCTCCCCACAAACTGTGTTTCGTGATGTAAAAAAGCTTCAAAGTGTTTATAGGTTTCTGGTCTTATATTTCGCCAGTTGCCTTTATATGGGGTGTGTCCTTTTGGAAAGGATAAACCAATACTTGAAGATCTTTTTTCCTCTATTGAATCCGTTAATTTTTGTCTTTTTATATCTAAATAGTTTGAAGGAGCTCCAAACATTTTAAATATATTTCCTTTAAATCCACAAGAAAAACAATTAAAAATTCCTGTGATATTATCTATACGCATACTAGGGTTATTATCGTCATGCTCTGGATTCAAACACTTGACTAAATAATCTCTGCCCGATACTTTAAAGTCGAGATTTCGTTCTTGAATTAAATCAATTACTTTCATCGTCTACCTTAGCACTATCAGTACTATTACTGCTACTAGTATCCCTATTAACTCTGTCATGTTCCCACTCCAGTTCTTCGCCTATATCTTCATAAACCGTCATTTTAGTCCCGCTTTCGTCAGCTTCATGTTCATAGTACAGGCTTTTAAATACTAATTCCTGTAGCTGAAACCAAATGGCGATCGCTTTACTTCTAAAGCCCTCGTCTCCCCAGAGGTAAAACACATTGTGATAATCATCAAGAAATCTATGAACTTTAATTGGTTCGTTCCAATTTTCATCTATATTCTCTTTGATATACAAAGCTGCTCTAACTCTTTGACTACCCGCAAGAGGATACCAATTAGCCATAAGTAAAAGAGGGTTATGTATTCCTTCTTTGTGCATACTTTCTACTAATTTCATATTTACTGGTACATTACGAATATTTTTTTGTACTACCTCTTGTTCTAATAAGTGATTTGTTGATACACTTACTCTTTCAAAAGGTGGAACAGCAACTAATTTTGCTGATTTTTTACCTATCCTATCACTAGCCATCTAAGACCTCCATGAACTCTGTATAACCACCTACGTGGGTATTATTTATTATTATTTGAGGAAATGTTTTAGCACCGGGAAATTTTGTTAGCATAAGATCTAACTGGAAATCTTTTCCCATTTGGTAATACTCATAATCAAAACCTCTTTGTTCACATACCATTTTTGCTTTTTCACAAAAATGACATTGTTTTTTGCCATATATAATTACATTCATAGCTTTTCTCCGTCAATTTCATACATATCTATTAAGTGTTGAATACTTGCTAGATCATATGCTTTTTTAAATGTATAAGACTTAAACCTTCTTATGCCAGGCCACCAAGATATCCACATACCTTCTTTCCATTCTACTGGTACATAGTATTCTATTCGATATCCTTTGATGCCTTCTGCTTCTAGACGAGGAGATTTTCCTTCCTTTACAATTATCCCAGCTTTACCGCCTTTAGCGTCTGGGTGTGCGTCATTAAACCAAACCCATTCACCCACTTCAAACTCATACTTTACGCACTCATCTGGTGGAATGAAGGTTTCTCCTTCTGCGACTTTGGTTGGAACACCTATTCTATCTAGATTTCCTTTTATAAAAGCTGGTGAACGATACATTTGTTTGGCAATATGGCTTACTGGGCTGCCAGTTAAGTAGCCCATAATCATTTCTTGTAGGTCGTGTTTAGAAGCAGGTTTGCCTCTATTCTTATCCATCATTTTTCTTCTATGCCTTTTAGTATCTTCATAATCATTTATGATATTACTAAGTCTAGTAGTATTATAACTAATATTTAGCATTTCACATGCTTCTTTTTTAGTTATAGGTTTCTTACTATCTAAAGCATCTATTACTCTTTGGATATTTTTGTCGTCTAGTTTTTCGTATGATTTCTTTTTAATTGCCACTATATTGCCTCATGTATATCTTCACCCGTTGATAGGCTGTCTTTTATTGCTTCCTTATCTTGCGGATTCATTGTGGATTGGGGTCCGATCTTTAGTGTATCCCAATTCATAACGCTTGTGAATCCTTCCATTTTAGCAGCTCGCATCTTTGTACAATTAAATGTAATACATTCATCTTCGGGAGACCATGTCTCAATAGTAAATGCGGCGTCTGCTGCATCAAGAATACCTTTTGCAAATCTTGCTTCTCCTGTATTATCTGTTTGATAAGGTGAAAATACAGGTATCTCATATTCTTGTGCTATACTTTTTAAAGTTTTACTAACTTCTATCTGTTCTGTCCAATCATATTGACCCGATCGGTTAGGTGCGTTGTGGCGTCGTACTTGGTTTAGATAATCTACTATAATAACTCCGATATCATTCTGACTTACTCTAGTTTCTAGTTCTTGGCGAATCCTAGATAAACTTAATAGTGGATCATAAACCACATCTAACTGCCGATCTTTAGTGAGCTTCATTTTTGTCAATTCTGTGTGAAACGAATCAAAATCTCGTTTCTCATAATAAGTAGGTAAAAGACTGTCTCCACCTTCGAAACGACCTGCCCACCAACCTGCTACTTTATTCCATTCGTTTTCACTCATGTTTCTAGTAATAAGTCTGCCAACTGGAACACTCGTTCCTAGTGAGCACATTCGTTGTAAAATGGATCGACTATCCATTTCGATTGTGAAGTATATAGAGCCTCTTCCTGCTTCATATACATTGTTTGCAATGTTAACACAGGTAAACGTTTTTCCTGCTCCTCTACGACCACCTACAAGCACCAAGTCTCTGGGAGAGAACTTCATTTGTTGATCGTAATCTTGATTTAAACCAAGAGGTAGATATTTTTTAATTTCTGACTCTGATTCAAATAGATTTATTACTTGCATATTTTCTTCGGGTGGTTTAAGATCAACTCTTTCACCCACGTCCAAGACTATTTGTTGTAATGCTTCAACATTTTCCTCTGCTGAGGAAATAGCCACAGTCTTGTCGATAAATCCGTCTAATTCATCTAGGATTTCTACTTGTGTGTACTCATTCTTTAAGTACTCTAACAAAACCCATGCATCTACATCTACTTCTACCGCTTCTATAGCGAAGATTTTTTCCTGTAACTTTCTATCTCTTATAGATAATTTTAAGTCCTCGAAAGTTGGTAGCTTTGTAAAATTTTTAACATGGGTCGCCATTACGCGATAAAGTGTTTGATACTCAGCTGTTAGGTAATTTTCCCGTAGGTTACCCCAAGTGTCATGATCTTCTTGCGTAATAATCTGTTTCAGCAATGCTGAAGTTAGGTTCAAATTCTATCTCCCAGATAAAAAAGGCAAGAGGAGGACTACCTCCCCTTGCCCGATTAAAATGAAACTTAACTAGAAGCTTTTTCTTTTCTAGCAGCGCCATCGTAGTCTACGCAAGTTAAACCACGTCTTGTCAACATAGTTTTTACGCCTCGTACGGTTTTGCCAATTTCATCAGCGATGTCAGCAACGTTCATGTTTTCAACATCTACTTCAGACAAAGGATCAGCTTTTGATGAGCCTTTAGTTTCCTTTTGTCTAGGTATAGCGTTAATATCGCCAGACCTTAACAAACTGAGTGCTTTTCCTCGAATTGAGTTTACAGTCTTGCCAAGTGCTTCTGCGATTTCTTCAACAAATGCACCATCATTTACCATAGTAGTAAATGTAGCTTCTTCTTCGGGAGAGTAAGTTCTGACTGATTGAGGTTTCTCAGCTGGTTTTACATGGGAAGTTAATTCCATAGAAAGAATTTTCCCTTGTATTGATTTTGCAGAGAATTCACCGTTCTCGAAAGAAGCAGCGATGTCTGCGTAAGTGTACTGACCACTATTGTCAGTAACGAATGTAGATAGAGTAGCCTCTTGATCTTCACTAAAAGTTCTGTGAGATACTGAAGATGCTAGTTCTACATCATAACCCATTTTTCTAAGCTTGCTAGATACTGAGCGAGTTGATGTTTCTAGTTCATCAGCTGCGCTAGCAACAGTAGCTTGAGAGATAGGGCTTTCTGAACCGATAAAGTCTACAAGACTTTGGGTTCTTTCATCTGTCCATTTTGGTAATGCCATGATATTTTCCTAATTAATTAAATCTTTAAGATTTGTGATTATTGTTATGCCCTTATCTTGGGCGGTTCGTGTTTTTGCGGACTCTATACCGCTTTCATTAATGAGAATAGTTACGTCTTTTGTTAAACTTCCTTTTACTAAATAACCTTTGCGTTCTAAAACATCTTTGGCAATAGCTTTTGTTTTATAGGTTTTTAACTTACCAGATATGCAAACTACACCTTTGTTGGCTGTATTTTCCACTTTTACTTTTGTTAACTGTTTCCACAAAAGAGGTAGTCTATCATATCCGTTCGTAAAGTCTTCTATTAACCAGTCGAGTAAATTATTAGTTGCTTTCGGACCGAGACCTGCTTCTTTACATACTTCTTCATCAATTTCAGTAATACACTTTACTTGTGCACACAGTTTTGCTGAAGCTGTTCTTCCGATTAACTTTATAGAAAAGGCGGGTAATAAATCTACTAGTTCAGCTTTTTTACTTTCCGCTATTTCTCTATATAATTTTACTGCTAATTTCTCGGAATTTAACGCATCTATCATCATTTCTAATGGTAACTGGTATAGATCAAATATTGAAGTTATCTCTAATTTTTCTATCGTTCGAGGTCCGAGTCCTTTTATTCTGAGAGCTTTAGCAAAGTGCTCAATCATTTTATGTGTTCTACCACCACAATTTGTGTATACACAAAACAACTGATCTTTTTCCCACTCTAATATCGAGCCACAAGCTGGACAATTAGCTGGGGGTAAAATTTGTTGCATAGCTTCTCTCATTTTTTATTATACATATATTATATCAAATAACAAGTGCCATGTCAAGAACTATTTTTTGGAAAGTCCTGAAGAATGAGCGAATCAATTTTGAAACACTCTGTGTAACCTCCAAACTTAACTTTTGGCACAAATTTTTCATGTTTAAATTTTTCATGTAGTTCCTGTTCTTTTTTCCATACATTATAAAGAGTATCATGATAAGTTCTTTGAATACGAACCTCGTATCCCTTAAACCCCCGACTACGCTTTATAATGTGCCTCCAGTCTTTACCAGAAGCAATTCCAACCTTAATACATTCTCTTGTCCACGATTTTTTATTAACTAAAATGACTCCGTATAAAACGCCATCTTTTTCTCTTTCTTCAGCTCTTGTACTAAAATAAGTTTCGTTATATACTCCACTCATTTTTTAAACCATTTAGGATCAAGATAAACCATATTTTCTAATTTTGTTCGTGTTTTTATTTTCACATAGGATAATCCTATATGATACCATAGTGTAGATACATAACTCATTCTTTTTCAATGTAATCCCTACCCCTAATCCAGTTACCACAACAAGCACATTTAAAAGGATTATCTAATAAAGATTCCGAGTGATTATAATTAAAAGTAATTTCATCACCTGTTTTTATTTCCGCAGTAGATACTAAAGCTGGATAAGGATCACCAATAATCATACTTGTAAGTGTACCAGTTATTTTAGAGTACCAAGGTACAACTCCAATTTTTCCATCTAAAGTTTTTAATGCTACCATTAATAAAGTATTTGCTTGACAATGATGATTTACATAACTACCAATAGGACTGTTTAAATGTCTTTCTCCTATTTGTATAGAATGTCTACTAGGGTGTAGTTGCCATGCGCCTTCTAGTTTTACTACTATACTTCCCAAAGGTATATCCTGTATAGCGAAAACTCCCCAGCCTTTATCATTTGATAAATCTTTAGCTTTTATACCATTAGCACCTTTGTGCCAATCATTCCATTCTATTTGTTTTACTTCATATGGTTTTTGCATTTTATGTTCCTGCTAGTGTGCTAATTATTCCTGTTAAAAGTATAAAGCAAGCTACCGTGTTAAGAATTAAAATTGCTTTGTCTTTCCAGATAACTCCCACAGCTATCCAACCAGCACAACCAACAAAGGAAAGGCACATGTCTGCAAAGGGAAACTCCCCCGAAGACCTGAGCGACATCGCTACTAATATTATAATAGATGACGTCCATTTGATGTACCAATCCAAAGTTAGCTTTGGTGTTTTAAAGTTAGTTATTAACTGCTTCATGATAGGGTCGAATTGATCGAACTTACAAATGCCCATATTAGTACAAGGGCTATAAACGGTTGTATATAAACAGTTGTTTCTTGTTTACACCTTTTTATTTTCTTTCTTATTCTAGTGCTCATTGATTTTCTCACTTGCTAATGCTTGTATATTTTCATCTTCTTCGAACATTTGTCTAAAAACTTCTATACTAGGACAGAGGTGTTCGTCAAAAACATAATCTCTTACAAAAACTTTATAAGCTGTATGTAATTGTTCTTCTGTATATAATAAAAGCATTAGTACACTCTCCTGACTATTCTGGGTATAATCTCACCACTTCTTATTACTTCTACTTTACAACCTATTTCTAGATTTAGGTTGTTTATATATGCTATATTATGTAAAGTTGCTTTACTAATCATAGCACCTTCGATTTCAATAGGTTCTAGAATACCTACTGGAGCGACAACTCCAGATTTACCTACATTCCAAATTACATCTACGAGTGTTGTTTCAACTCCTGTTTGTATTCGTTTAAGAGCGTAGGCAGCTCGTGGGTGATGTGATGTATAACCTTTTTTATCAAAATCTATTTGATTATCTATACGACAAACCATGCCATCTGTTGGGTATTTATGCCACTCTTCTTGAGTAATAACATCAAAACCACATTCTTTAAGCACTTTCATTTCTTCTTTCCATGTAGGATAGTTATAAGGTTTTACACCGTAAGCTACAAACCTTAAATCTCTTTGCATAAATTCGTTATGATCTTTAAGATTCAAAGCACCTGCAGCATAGTTTCTAGCATTTTTTATACTTTTTGGGGCAATTACTTCACCTGTTATTTGAGTATAAGGTCTAGCTTCAAAAGGATCAGAATGTAATATATGAGTATTATATTCTTGAGGTACTAAATATTTCATATTATCTGTTATATCTATACCTTTTTTACCATCTCCTCTAGTTAATGCTTGTACTAATCTACCCCTAAAATATATAAGTGATACAGCAGCTCCATCAAGTTTAGGTGACCAAGCTACTTTACCCTTATATTCTTTTAGGGGATTTTTTTCTTCGTGTTCATTTTCAAACACTTTTTGTAGTGAATACATACGAAACATATGAGGTATCCTATTTTGACTACTACTGTAACCAACATCACTAAAATTTATTGATGATGCTAAAGAGTCAAACTCTGCGTCTGACATAACAGGCTCGCCCATGTAGTAAGACATACTAGCTTCTTTTAAAAAGTCTTTTAAGTCTTCGTTACTGTTCCATTCGCCCATTTTGGTACCTCCCTGCCTTTCCATGAGAAAAGATTATATTTGTCATTATTGTAGTATTCTCTGTACGCTACAACTGCGTCTTCGTTTTTATACTCATCAGGCATTGCCTGAGCAAAGGGAGTAAGCCCCTTTCTCGGTAAGTCTATTTCTGGTAGTTTTAATACTACCTGTTCAACAGACTTATGCGATTTACCACCGTATCGGTAGCCATACTCATCATTGAGTGCAAGAGCTAACACATAGAGCCATTCGTAATTGTCAAGCGATTCCCTCACCCAGATTGTACATGGGTGATTTGGCATTGCTGGCAAATAGGGATAGGGTCTTGGTGTTATTTTCTTTGCTTCTCTAAGGATAGCTAATTCATCAGAATTTATTTTTCTAGGTGTATAACCTATAAATTTTTGTATCCAATGAACTGTACATAACATTTGTGCTGACTCCAATGGCATTTTTACTACATGTTTGTCCACATGGTTTTCGGCACACTTGTTGATGTCGTTGTCTAGTATAAAAATATTCATATGAATATTATACACAAATTTAAGGGATTTGTCAAGTCATATTTTTAGTTAAGGTAAATTTTATCTAAAATATCTTTGAAGTGAGTTTCGAGTATCTGTTTAGCTTCTGCTAGGGACAAAATCTCTACTAAACCCTCAAACAATGCTTTCGAGTTCTCAAAATCTAGAGACATAGCTACCCCATCTTTCGAAGGTTTGAAATCACCCTCGAAATCTAAGTAATACTTTCTAAGATGTAAGTATTCTACACCTCTAAACTCATTGATAGTTAGTCTGATCTGTTCTGTACCATTTTCTTTTTCTGATATTATTTTTTCATATATTTCAGGTGCTTCGTATAACTTCATTTTCTGTTCCTCAAAATACTTTGTAGAGGAACGATATGTGTTACGTTCGAAGGTTTTAGTAATCTATATGAATCAGTATCCCAACAAAAGAGCAAAACAGTATCATTAGACTCTTTTGCTCTATTTTTCTTTGTTTGGATATACTTGTTATCAAAATCTAAAGTACATACATTATATTTTAACTTTTTAGAATTTGTACTTCTATAAGTTATTACGGCATCGCCATATTCTTGGACTATGTCCTTGAATTTGCTTTTTTCCACTTAAATACTCCATTACATAAAGAAAACTCTTTCTGTCTGTAATGGTACGTATTTAACTATTTAGTTTTTCTACTATGCCTGTAAGGTAAACTGCTGCTTTACCAGTTAGTTTACTAATAATGCTATCATCTACTTCCATGCCAGCATCTTGTAAAGCTGCGCTTAATGCTTCTTGAGCATCTGCTTTGCTTACTCGACCACCGCCAGTTCCGTTAGATTTAGATCCGCCACTTGCTGGTGTTTTCTTAACATATACACCTGCTCGTGTTAGTATCATTCTTACGCCATTTGGGCTCTCATTGAGCTCATCGGCTATTTCTTTGACCACTTCCATACTTGTTTCTGGAGTTGGTTCTGCTGCTGTATACATTTCTACAGCTTCTGCTTTGCTTTCATCTGTCCAAGCCACTCTTCTTCTCCGTTTTGTGCCAGTAAAGCCGGGACAAGTCCCATACTTATCTAGCTGTTGTTGATAAAATCTATCGCCCATTGCGACTCCTTTCTTGATTTTTTATTATTTATTATAACAAAATAATAAGGCGTTGTCAAGGATTATTTTTTTGTTGCTTTACCTCATTAAGGCAGTAACATATGCTTTTACCCATTGGTCTCTTTTTTCATCATATAAAACTATGGATATACCCATAAGAGGTAATACAAAATTTATACATATAGCATACACTACCCAATGTAAAAAAGGTTGTTCTAACATTTTGTGTCTGGGAGCTGAGGCTTGTAGTAACCAAACTATTCTACTCCAAGTTCTAAATACTACTATAACCCAAGTTGAAGCCCAAAGAGCTACTACCCATTGCCAAACGGGTATATCTGATAATTCCATAAAATTTTCTCATACTTGCCCTTTCTGTTAAAATTTTCCTTTGCCTTCTGTTTGTTCTAATTCATGCAATAATATAACTGCATAGTGTATTATTTTAAAAAGGTCTCTTTCTCTATCTTTATAGTTTTTTCCCTTTTTACCATAACGTTGTACATACTTTATTATATTGCCTAAACAAAACCCCTCTCCAAGACCATTTGCATTTATAAACTCTGTTGCTTGTATATTTCCTTGAGCATAGTGTTTATTATATGTCGTTGAAATATATTCATGAGCTCGAGCTAATACTTGGTTTTCATTGAATGTATATGTTTTCTTTTCTTCTTTCATTGGTTTGTAGTTTAAAGGGGGGTTGTAGTTATCTATGAACTCAACCATTTTAGTTCTCCTAAATTATTCCTAATGCCGTAAAAGTATCCCATAGCACATAAACAAGGCATATCCAAAAGCCTTTTCTATAAAAATCATTTTTATGTTCTTCATTTGTCATGAGTTTGATGAGTTTGGGGGGATTTTCTGCAAGTAAGTTCATCATTTAAAGATTTAATTTTCTTACTAGCGGTTGTAGTTAATATGAAAGGTATTAAACCATGTATTAAAATAATCATAGCTAACCCTACAAATAATAAAGAATATTTAATAGTACACCACAGGTGTTCTAAATAAGTTTCACCTGTTTCTTCTAAATGGTTAAAATTCACGATAAGTATAAACTAGTTGTTTCTTTACTTTCTACTTGATACTTATTCCATAACCAATCTTCGTGTTTTTTGAAATAAACATCAAATGTTCTATACTGCTGTTGACCATGACTGTGTCTTTCTAAGCAGTTTTCATCATAGAGACATCTAGCCCATATCATAAATTTATCTTTAATATTTTTATTTTTCATTATTATATTATACTAAAATTTACAAGAGATGTCAAGAACTATTTTTTGCTTGCTCAATAAAGTTCTTTTCATTAAAGCTCGCAAACAAAGTAAACCTATATTGAGGCGCTATATGTGATGAAGGTCTTATTGTGTGTGGGATATTTCCGTCAAAGAATACCATTCTACCTGGCTTAAAGATACTTGTATATTCTACTTCAGTACCTAAGTCATTAAAGAAAAGTGTTTCACCATAATACTCAGGCTTCCACTCCATATTTATATAATAGAGCAGGGTAAATTTTTGAGGGTGGGTGTGTTGGAATTGAATAGAAGAAGGAACAGCCAAATTGATTGTAGCCGATACAAAACTTAATTCTTCTAATTGATTTCTGAGTTCGAGGTTTTGTATCCTATTAATCAAATCTAACTGTTCCCACTTTTCTTTTGATATCATATGATGCAGGCAAGGAAACTGTCTGTGTTCAAACACAGAACTGTCGTCCCAACCAATCTGATAGTCGGCTGTAATAGCCATCAAATAAATATCAGAGCGTAAATCTTCTGCTAGAATATTATCGTATGACTGTATCATCTACATTATTATCCAAATAATTATAGACATCAGCTACTGTATGCATATCCTCTGCTTTTTCATCTGGTATATCTATACCAAACTCATCTTCAAGCTCTAAAATTAGTTCTACTGTGTCTAAGGAGTCTGCTCCTAAGTCATTTATAAAATTGCTTTCCATTTTTATGTCCATTTCATCAATGCCCATAGATTGTGCAATTATTTCTATCAATCGGTTTTTCATATGTGTTTCCTTACTTACTATTGATTTTGTCTTTGGCTGTTCCAGCATATAAGCCAAACCATGCTGCTCCTGCACCTACTATAATACTAATAAGTCCAGATTGTTCTAGTGATGGGTCTGGTAGTTCCATAAACCAAATTGTAGAATAATACAACAAGAACATATATATACTTAAAAATGCTCTTGGGAATATTCTCCAAGCGTCTACCATGTTAGACAACCATATCCATCTTTGCCATGGATTGTCTGGTTCTCTTTCATTTTCCATTTCCATAATCTTCGCTTTTAATTCGCCGATTTCTTGAACCATAGCCATAAATTTATTTAAGTCTAGTTCAACTTCGTTTCGACTCATATCACCTTGGAATTGATTACTTCCTTGATTCATTGTCGTTCTCCCGAACAGCTCTTACGAGCTACTTATCCATATCTTTTATGAATTTATATTCTGCCTTTTCCCTGTCAAAAGGTTCTACGCTAAAGCTATATACTTTTAGATTTCCTTTCTCTAAATAAAATCTTTCATACAAACTACGCGCAAATTTACCAATACCGTTTTTTACATCAACTTCTTCTGTATTTATAAGTATTTCTATTTTATAGTCTTCCATGTCAGTATTTTTACCTTTATTTTATTCCAAAGTTCTATTACTTTGTTTCGTTTTTTCTTTTTGTTAAATTCTATGGTGTGTGGAATATTAATAGGTTTATCTTTTTTATTCATTAAGAAAAGCTACTCCCACAACCACAAGTTGTTTTAGCGTTTGGATTTTTTATTTTAAAGTGTGAACCAAATGTATCTTCAATCCAATCTATTATTACGCCTTGCAAATAATTTGCACTTATAACATCTACATATACTTTAGCATTAGACTTTTCTATTACAAAGTCATCTTCTGTTATATCTTCTACTGGAATCTCTCCAAACTTATACTCAAAACCTGCACAGCCGCCTCCTTGTATAGCTAATCGTATAGCTTTTTCTGGAGTAGCAAAACTACTTAGCTTTTTAGCCGCACCTAGTGTCATTTCCATACTAGTCCTCTACTGGAGAGCCGTTTGCATCCCAACCGCTTTTTTTATCTTCTTTTAACATAGTAAAGGCTTCAGCTATATAATCTTCTAAAGTCATGCCTCTTTCTTCTGCATGAGCACCAGCTACCATAAGTAAACTGTCTGATACTTCTATTTCTTTACCTTCTACTATAAATTTCATTGCATTCCTGCAAACATTTGAGCTTCTGCTTCTCTACGTCTTGTTAATCCTTCAAGCTCTTTTCCGCCTGCTTTATTCCATCTGCGTATCTGTGCAGGCACTTCATTATATTTACCTTCATTTAAAACCTTCAATAAGGTTGAACTTTTAAGGTTTGTTGGTCCGAGATTGTATGTCCATGATACTAATGCATCAAACTGATGTTGATGCAAAGGAACTATAACTAAAGTATTTACATAGTTTTCATACTCGGCTAGTTCTTCTGAGAGCATTTTATCGCCTTGAGCAGCTGATATAATGTCATTTGGTTGGACTCCTTTTGTATGTCCATACCCTATAGTCCAGACCCCAACTGCGTCTTGATACGCATGAGTTCTGAACCCTTCAAAATCTTTTATTAGGCTTGTGCCTTTATTACTTATTACCATATTTATTACCAATAGTCCTACTACTAAAGCTAACAGTATCCATTTTAATCGAATACTAATAGCTTATTCCAAATACTAGAGGAAGCGATACCGCTAAAAACGCTATCACTACAATCATTGAATAATATATTATATACTTCATATGCTCTAGTCCGTTATAAGTGGGAAAACGCGCTGGTACGCGACTGACATTCCCCACCCCTGTCTAAATTAATTAATATTAATAAACTTAGGTTTATCTTCATCTGGAACTTCGATACTTAGTTTTACTACTAGTAATCCGTTTTCCATTGAAGCATCTTTTATCTTAACATATTCGCCAAGAGTAAAGATTCTACGAAAGTTTTTACTCGAAATGCCTTTGAATATGAACTTTTCGTCATCAGCTAAACTATCTTTGCCTCTACCTTCAACAGTAAGAGTTCTGTCGTCTTGCTTTATAGTAAGTTGACTTTTATCCCAACCAGCTAAATCCATTTCGATTCTATACTGTTCTTCGCCATTCTTAACTATGTTATAGCGTGGATAGTTTCCTGTTGTGCCGTGATTGGCAAGTTCATGTTTCATTCGGTCAAAGCCGAGAAATAGCCTATCAAAGTCGGCTAGACTTCCTAATGTATTTACCATTACTTTCTCCTTGTGTCCTTATCGGTACACGCTGTGAGCCCTTATCGGTACTCGTTATATCAATCTGGCAGACCCGACCACAGGTGGAATGTGGTGCTCCTAACCTCGCCCTCGGATTTATCTAATCCTACTCGTGCCAGACATAAAGAGATGGTTTTGTTCAGGCAGTCCATCAACTGCGCGTATCTATTAAAATGATACATAATATTTATTATATCAAAATCTTAACATCTTGTCAAGAACTATTTTTCAATCGTCGTCAAGATCAATGTATCCTTCCTCAGCAAAATAGTCTATTGCGTCTGACATTCCTTTGTGTTTACCAAGTAACCATGCTTGTACTACCGCAAAGCCAAGAAAACATAAATATAGTATATCTATTTCTGTTTGTGTAAAATTATAGTCCATTCGAGTTCCTTTTTATAAGTGTGCCCAGTCCCAAAAATTTTCTATAAGAATATTATATCAAAATTTTGAGGCGAAGTCAAGTGTTATTTTCCGATATCTTTAATATTATCTTTACCTATAACTTGGTATCCGCCCTTGTTATATGCAATCGCTACAGTGTATCGTTTTGATACTTCGTTTTTATACTGTGTATCTGGTTGCGGAGTATACGCTGTACTTTCTAGCGATGGATACTTTTTTCTTTCCGCTTCTATTTTAGCTAAGCGTTCTTGCATTGCACTACTATTAGTGCTTTGCCCACTCGCAACTCTCGTTTTCTTTACACGCTTTACTTTTCGTTTCCGCCCGCAAGGACTGTAATTTATGCTACCTTTTACTATCATGCTCGACTCCATATTTTTTATATAAATATATTATATCAAAAAATGAACACCTTGTCAAGAAAAATCCTCAACACTCCCGAAAATAATTCTTGACTTAAAGGTATTTTTTTGGTATAATATATCTATGAAAAATAAATGGACAGATAAACAGCAAGATATGCTCAAGCGCTTTTATGGGGAACTTCCCATCAACGACCTGTGTGTCATGCTAGAAAAGAGTCCTTCCGCTATCTATAGTAAGGTTCACTACCTCAGAAAAAGAGGCTGGTCATTTAAATGAATTTTGAGAGAAAACTGAGAAAGTTTCGAAGGAGAGTCTCCAATAGCGGTGTGCTAGAAGAATATCGAAATAGACAGCATTATGTCAAACCAACAACACGAAGAAGAAACGCTCTAAATGCAGCAAAACGGAGAGAATACCGTCGCAGAATGGAAGATGAACATATCATTCGTAGAAATAGACTATATTAGCACATAAAAAGATGATACTCATAGCCAAAAATGAAGTATTTAATCATTCACCCCATACCGCACAGATCTATCACGCGATTACATGAGATAAAAAAATCTTGTGTTTTTGTTAAAAGTGTGTTATAATATTAAAATAAATTCACATGAATAAAGATAACTACTATTCAAACAACCAACAAAACTCAACTAATGAGTATCGCATGAGAGACACATTCCCCTAGGAATGTGGAACGAAATCCGATATCTCAGTATTTGTTGTGGGTTTTGCGATTAAATCAACTACATGGCTATTTCAATCGAATATATTCTAAAGCCATATCTAAAACACATTTTCACCAAACGGCTAAAGTTGCGTCTGTAAAACCTGCTCAACTTCCGCAAGTCCGAAAATATTTTTTGTTAATGGGTTATACTAACTTGATACACAAAGTTGAACTGTACCAATTTCCCCTAGACTATTTTAGTTTCCATACTTCTTTAGTTGCTATTTCCCCGCCGTTAGGTCAAGGGGTCTGGAACGACCCCGTTGCGGTTTAAGATAAGTTCTTCTTTGCTAGAATTTCGAGATTCATAGCATATTCAGCATCTTTGCGATACTCATAGATTCTTTTAGATTCCTTTCCATTGACTTTATATACCCACCCACTTTTTACATTATAAGTAAATAAACCTTCCTTCAGCCTTCTACTTGTCCAATAGACACTAGTCATTTTCTCAACTCCTTAGACATTGATTTCCAGTCGTCTATTGCTTCTCTATATCTAACATCTTCATAAAGCCTTTCATTCATTTCCAGTAATATTTCATATGCTGCTGGAAAGTTTTGTTTCAGCATAAATCCTCTCATTCTCCTTAGAGAGTGTATAATTTCTAATTTGTCCACCATTGTTCTCCTGTCTGGTGGAGCTGAGAGGAATCGAACCTCCAACCCTCTGCTTGCAAAGCAGATGCTCTCCCGTTGAGCTACAGCCCCTTCAAATATTGTTTTAGTTTATGCACTAGGGATTTTCTATCATAGTCCTTCTTGGATTTATGTTTTCCACCTTTATGCTTGTTATTTTTAGCAACGAAGTTTCTATAGCCTTTCGACTTATAAACATTTAATGCCTTTAAATGTTCTTTTATCATTTTTCTACTTTTCTTCATGCTTTCTTATCACCTTAATGAGTTCATTCCATCTATAGAATGTCTTAGTAGCGTGGTAATAAAACCAACCTTTGTGTTTATGGTTGCTTTTTGACTCTTTATACTTCATTTTGTGTGCCTCGGTAATCTTGCTTCAATAAACCACTCGTGTTTATTTTTAGCGGGGTTAAATTTCCTTACTCTCAACTTTTTGTGTTCTTGAACCATTCTTGTTGTTTTGTAAGCTGAATAATGATGCGTATGACTATCTCTAGTTTCGCACTCAGGTATGAGATATACTATCTGCTTTCCCTTTTTACTTTTACTAGCCATTAGGTAACCTCTGTTCATTAAACTTATCGTGTTCTGTTTCAGTTATAGGTTCACTACTATCAATCCACCGATTATCCATTCTTTCTTCTTGAATATCTGTGTCTATTAGCGTACCTTTTTGACTGCGTAAAATTTCCATTGCTTCTGATTCTGTTTCAGCAATTATATGTATTGTATTAATGGAATAGGTAGTAACTTCCTCTTTAGCTATGTATCGTTTTGCTACTCGCATTTTAAACTCCTTACCCCACTTAATAACATCTTGAGGTCTTGTTTAGGGGCTTTCTCTAAACCCATAAGTTTTACACTATCCATTTCAAAAAGCTCAGCTAACTCTATAATTAACTGTGCTTTTGTAACAGGTAGTTCGCCTGTTTTAGTTTTGTATACAGCTTTTCTATATACACCTTCTCGTGAGAGCTTTCCAATTATAGATTTTACACTCTTATCCATGCGTTCAGCTAGACTATCTACTGTTTCTCGCGTAGGTTCTTCTAGATAACTAGCTGTCATCTCTTTAACCTGCTCTTCTGTATAATTTGTAGCCATAACGTTACTCTGGATAGCGGTAGAGATTCAAACCTAACATGACAATATTGTCACCGCTAGCTTCATCACCTACATTAATTTTTTTATTTCCTCCGCTACTAGCAATCATTATAGTTTTGCCACTAGCTGAAGGGCCAATGTCAGTATTGGTATCTATTTTTAGGGTTAAGATACCTTCGTCGCAGCTCATTTCAATACTGTCTGCTTTTCCCATTTTTTCAAAAGTCATCTGCCTTGTCCTCTATATTTTTTGTGTGATCGTTTTTTGCTTTTGTTCATGGTAGATGTACCTATTTTAGTTCTTCTACTTCTACCGCCCTGCCCCTGAGAAGTGCATTTCTTTGGAGCCACTATTTTCCATCTTCCTAGCTTCATAAGTCTTCCTCCTCAAAGCCCATTATGATTTTTAACTCATTTATTATTTCACCTAGCTCATGTTCATCTTCTTCTGCACACGCACTTATGTATGCCATATCATCTGAATAATTACTAAGCCTTTGTTCCAATAGTCCCATTCTCTTTTTGAGAGCGTTTATTCTAGTTTTAGATGTATCTATACGATTGCCTTCAAATAAAGTTGGAAACTTTATAACTTTACCACTTGCCATTAGTCAGGACTCCAACAAGCAGTAATTTCAGAATATACACTTTCGCCATACTTTCGATATTTACCTTTAGCTATGTCTAAAGCTTTTTCTTCTGCTTCTTCCTCTGATGCAGCTTTTACTACAAACTCATTTGTAGCTGTAAGAGAGGTTTCTACTTGGACAATAAAATTCTTTCGTCCAAGTACTTTGCCATCACGATATACAAGTCCTGTATTTTTGTCTATTCGTATATCGCCCTTCATTGCTTCACCCACTTAATCTTAATGCCTCTACGAGTTAGCTCGTTCATGCACTTTTGTTTGATTTTAGGTTTACCACTAGGTTGATTGATATAATCAATTAACTCTTGTTTAGGCGTTGCTTTAATAAAGTTTTTTACTTTTACGGCTTGTCTTTTACCACGAGTGCCTATATACTCGAAGCCGTCTGGTTTGAATTTAGTTGGCATAACGCCCTCCTTCTATTTTGTCTAGGTTTCTTTCAATGAAACTGCTAGAGATTACAAATTCTAGTTTTGATACTAGTCCCTCATCAATATTAAACATATCGTTTACTAACTCCCAAGTTTCGTCTAATTCTTCCGAAAGCTTTAGCGCAGCCATAATAGTTAAAGCTAACTCTTGTCGCAGTTCTATTGCTTTTGCCTCATGGTCTTTAGCTAACTCATCTAGGTAGTTTTTATACTTATCATCTAACGCCATATCTGCCTCCATGCACAAGGAAACATAAGCGTGCACTTAACCTTTGTCCAAAAGGGTAAGAAGCGCGCTTTGTCTACGATTGCTTCGCGATTTCTTCTGCAATAGATCATGCTTGCCCCTTTACACCAAGAGCATACACTCTTTCTTCTGCAACTGCTTCCTCTTTGTCAGGAGTCCAGTTAGCAATTAGTCTCCATGAGCCTACTGCTTTTCTTCGTTGAATTTCTTTTGTTGCATCACGCTTGGTTTCTTTGTCCATAGCGAGTACGACAAGTTCTGAGTCTTTGAGATATAGATAATTTAAGTTCATTTTTGTTTCTCCTAAATAAATACGCTTAATTTTTGATTTCTTATAATGATATTATACACAAAATTTAGTATCTTGTCAAGAAGTATTTTAAGATTTGCCATAAAAAAACCCTGCAAGACGAATCCAACAGGGCTAAAAACGGGTGGTTTTTTGTGCTTTGTATTTCTTAATCGCTTCGTAA